CGGAACATAACCAGCCGCAGGCAGATTGACCCGCACAGCAGCGAGACGATCAGCGTGGATAGCGTTGGCAGTGCCGCAGGTTCAGCCATCTTTTCGCCCCCTGACAACAAAGTCAGCGATAGTGACGATCCAGCCGGGTGTCTTGCCTTCCTGTATCCACTCCATCAGGCTGATGCAGACCACGACGACGAAGATACCGACGAACATAGCAGGGACAGCCGCGGTCTCGGTCCAGCCGCGCGCAACCATCTCCGCCGATACGAAATAGCCGGCAATCCAAGAGAAAACAAAGTAGCCCAGCTTGGCCGCCCAGCTCAGGTCCTTTGAGAACACCATGAAAAACAGAGCGCCTGCGAAGGCGGCCGTAACGGCCTCAAGGTTCACGCCTGGGATCAGGCTGGCGGCGGTGACTGTGGCGACTCCTGCGCCTGCAATGACGCCGCTGCTGATGTCGGGCATTGTGTGTCTCCATGGCTGGGCCACACGCATGAGGCCAAAACAAAAAAGCCCGCTCAGTGGCGGGCTGTGAAACGGGCATAAAAAAACCCGCCTCAATGGACGGGTTATTTCGAGCGGCAAAACCGCAGATTGGTATTAATACTGATCAGTTGATTAGGGATTTGCAAGCTCTTCTTGCCCATACTTGCGGGTATGCTGATTGTCGATCTCTCCCTCGGCTGGCATGTGAGAACGCAGACTCGACACATCAATCGGACATGGCTACTTTTAAATGGCCACTACTGACAAAGGATGCCCCTCATGCACGCAAGGATTCTTCCGGTCATTCTAATTGTGTTTTCACTTGCTGCCTGTTCTTCTTTACGGCCAAGCCTGCCAAATACGGTGTCATTCTCCTCTACATCGCTAAGAGCTGATACTTGTCCTAGCGAATCAGCAACCGTCTACGCCTGCGCAAACAGAGCAATGATCAAGAGTTACAGGAATTCGGCGCGTGGACTTGAAAAGAAAGAATGGGGTTCTGGTGAGGTAGAGCTTGTAGGCGGCGCGCTCGGTGCTGCCGGTGTGGTTGCCAGCTCGGTTCCGGTTGCAGCTGGTGGTGCTGTGCTATTTGGTGGCAGTGAGGTGCTGAGCAACTTCTACGGCATTGAAAAACAAACGGACGCCTACGTGAAGGCGTATCACGCCGCAAGCTGCCTCCAAACCATTGCCGAATCACTCCGGCCGGATCTCTTTAAACACATCCAGGACCCGCCCGGATGGGGCTCTGTCGAGCTATATGCACTCCACCACCTCAACATCGCTTCAGAAAAGGTCGATAACCGATTATTTGAATCCTTGCGTATGAGGGCGGTTAGCCAGCCTCCAAACTTCAGCGCGCTTCAAGCAAGCATTGAGGCGGCAATGACCGCCAAGCCTGCCGCAGGTTCCAGCAACACCGAGAAAGCGCTCGCAGAATTAACTGACGCGGATAAAGCAGCGATCGAAGCGCAAAAGCAAGCAATAGGTCGCTTGGAAGCCAATATCGAACTCTGTCTGGCACTTTAGGAGTTCGCCTTTCGCGCAGCAAGCGGCTGCAGGAACAGGCCGGGTATCCCCCGGCCTTCTCTTTTTCTTGGTGATGGTCATGCAGCCACTTCACTGCAGAGTCCGTTGGCCTTTAGCAACTGCTCGACGCGCCTGAAAGCCGAATCCAAATTGCCACCAAGCCACTTGCCAATAAGCCCTCGCCAACGCCGCAGAGTGCTATCCGGCGTGCCATCAGAGTCCCAGCTGTGCAGCACGTAGAAGGCGGCCGGCAAGCGCTTCGGCACTGCCCATGCGGTCACGGCCTTGGTTACAAACAGTCGGTGTGCAGGCGACTCTACTCGCAGGATCAGCCAGCGCACCGCATCAGCCACCTCTCGGTCATTGATGCTGTACTTGGCTACCAGCACGTTCCACTGAAGCTCGGTCAGCTCTCGGTGCAGCATTCCTCGCGTCATCGCGTCCTGGGTCAGTCGCTCTTCCGCGCTCAGACCAGACCCCGCGCCGCGTTCTTCGGGGAAGCCTGTTTGGTACCGCATCTGCCACCCGGCCTTGGCCGTGCCGTCGTTGGTCTCGATCGACATCACCCGCGCAATGCAGTGCCCTGCGTCTTTGTAGATCATGCCAGCTCCCCCGCTGTAGTTTTCTCATTCGCCCGTTTCAGTTCCCGCGTCATCGCCCGGTACTTGGCCTTGATGGCTTGTAGGTCTTCGATGGTGTACTTCTTGGCCTCGTGCAGGCCTTCCAGCCACTCAACCGAGGTCTGGCCAATGCGCTTGATCAGCCTGATGCGGTACTCCACTGCGTTGCCCGATAGGTTGCGGTTGCACTTCACGCACTGGGCATGGCAGTTCAGCGGCTCGAACCGAAGCTCAGGGCATGAGCCGGTAGACCGATAGTGGCCTGCATCGATGCGACTCCCGGTCAGCAGGTCGCCGTCATTCGGCATCGATCCACAGCTGATGCACGGCAGGCCGCGGTCACGCTCGCGGATGTAAGCGTTAAACGCCGCCTGAGCCTCGCGAATATGGTCACCCTTGGTCTTGAGGCGCTGCTTGGCCTCTCGGCTTTCCCGTCGCTCGCGCTTGGCTTTGGCCTGCCGCGCCTTCTCGTTCTGCTGCTGGGTCAGCTTCAGGCCACACAGGCCGCTGCACACGTTCTGCATTGGGCGCTGGGCCATGTACTCGGTCTTGCAGACCTTGCATTTGCGTTTGCGGGGCTTGAATGCGTTCACGCAGCCTCCTCGCTCAGCAGGTCGTCCAGATAAACACCCTGCGCCCGCAGCTTGGCCGCCACACGCTCGGTGTACTCAATGCCCTGCTTGCGATCGAACAGGCGCGTCACCGGCAGCCCTTCCGGCCCGGCCACCGGGTGACCGCCCATCAGCTCCAGCTTTTCCTCGTAGCTGAGGTGGGCGAACAACCTGAACCAGGTGGCGTGAAAATCCGGGCTGTCGCGCAGGAGGATGCGGACACCGACCTCCAGCTTGCACAGCTTGCGCACCTCTTCGGCGTCGCCGGCCTCGATCATTTCAGCGGCGCGCTTGTACATGCCGAACCAAAGCGCGTTCTGATCAAGGGTGCGGTCCTTGCCGGTGCTGACGGTCAGCTTGACGTACTTGTGCTGGCGGTAAAGCGCGGTCAGCCGGGATATGCATTCGGCCAGCTTCGCCGGGCCATTGACGACGAGACGGTCAGCCATGAATCCTCCCGATTGCATAAGCAAGGCCAACACAGATGCCTACGACGAACCCGCTATCGCTGTAGGCCGCGATTCCGCCAAGGACTCCGGCAGCCAATACCGCAAGAACGTCACCCATAGGTCACCGCCTCTCGAATCTTGCGAACCCCTGCAGGGCCAAGCCGATACACCTTGATGATTCGAGCCTTTTCAGCAGAGAACGAAAGTCCGGGCTGGCTGCAATCTGGGTCTGGTTCGACCTCGCCTACCGGCTCAACCTCGTATACCCAGCCCGCTTTCTTGGTTGGGTACATGCCCGCATACATGGCGGCGGCGACGTGGTCTGTGGTCACGTACACGCGGTCTCGCCGACACAGGCCCTCCGCCCCATAGTTGGCCAATGTCTTGCTCGTCCCTGTAACTGCTGGAGCCAGAATGAACTGACCCGTCTTCATGCCTGGCCGGCCACCGTGGTAGAACTTGACTCTCTCCGTCATCAGTCCATCCGCGCGATAATTGCCAGAAACAGCAGCGACAGCAGCAGCCAGCGGATTGGGCGGAATGCGTCGCCTTGGTGATCTTGTTCGCGTTTGTCGGTCATTGGGATGGCTCCTTGACGGTCGCCAGCGCGGCGCGGGAGGCTTGCCAGGCGAGCCACATCCCGTTCACAACGCGGTGGCAGTACTTTTCGCCATCCCAAGAGGAAATGGTTTTCGGCTCTTCCGGGGCCACCTGCTCCCACATATGCCAGCTGAAAGTAGATTCCGCCCACGCCTCAAACTCCGCCCTGCTCTTCTCGTTATCCATGCTCATGCATCCACCAAACAGCCGTGGCGCATTTCCTTCCGCGCCCGGCCTCGCTCAAGGGTCAATGGGTCTCGGCTTGATACAACCCAGCCGTTCTTCAGGTACTGGTCGACCAGGTGGCGTAGGTCGAGTTGGGTGCGGTGGTTTTTGGTCATGGCATCGCCTCCCCTCGGGCAGACGCCCAGCTGAACGGCACTACCACCGCGCCGCCTTCCTTGATGCGGTCAAAGCAGCGCTCTCCGATTGCCTCGCCAAGCTCGGTGGCGGCCAGGTTGGAGACGATCACGGTAGGTAGGCAGCTTTCGTAACGGCCGTTGATGATTCGATACAGGGTTGCCAACTCGAACTCGCTCGGCTTGGTGGCTCCAACCTCATCGAGGATCAACAGGTCGGCACCGAGGATTGGCCGCAGCAGCTCTGTTTCGCTCTCTTCGTCCCGATTGCTGTAGCTGGCCCGTATCCCGATCAGGATGTCGCCAACAGTCCGGTACACTGCGCGGCGGCTCATTCGGCGCAGCAGACGATTGGCAATGCCGCACGCAAGATGGGTTTTGCCGGTGCCCACTTTGCCCAGCAGCAGCAGGCAGCGGCCGACTGACTTGTGGTGGTCGAAGTTGTCGGCGTACTCGGTGCACACCTCCAGCGCACGGCGCTGGCCTTCGTTCTTGACCTGGTAGTTATTCAGCGAGCGATCAGCGAAGCGCTTCGGTATCTGCGCAATGGGCAGGTGGCGCCACACGAACTCAGCGCGCTTCTGCTCCTCTTCCTCGCGCTCTCGCTCCACGCGGGCGCACACAGGGCAGCCGCTCGGCTGGTGGCCGTCACGGTGGATCGCGATATACCCGCCATGCTCTGGGCAGGTCTCGGCAGACTTTCCAGTCACGCCCATGCGGCGCTCAAGATCGCCAACGGTGGTATCAGCTTCAGAGGCCATAGGTGCCATCCTCCCGGCGTTTCAGTCCAGACTCGTAATCACGTTGATCAAAACCGGTGTGACGGGATTGGCCTGGGAATGGGTGTAGATTTCCAGCTGGCTGCACCTCGTCCTCCCAGCGCCTGCCGTTCAGCCACGTCGCCGGGTGAGGTATGAAGCGCCCGCCGTCCTTGAGCCAGTCAGCGGACACGCAGTAGCGCCCGAGGCCATCAAAAATCTGGTTGATCAGGTCGTCGGTCAGCTT